ATTACAAAACCGGCTGCGACTTCAATCGCCATCGCTTCAGGCGCACCGGAAATCGCGCTGAATGTCGTGCTTGTACTCCGTTGAATCGGCTCACCAACCGCAGCGGCTAGGCTGGAATCACCGAACTGCGCAAAGTCCCACCGCACATCGTCGGCAAGCGTGAAGCCAGAAGCCCGCGACACCCACGAACCAGCGTCAAGTTCGTACAGGTTTGACGCAGTGCCGGCGAAAATCCTGCGCGTTCCGTCCAGCTTTGTCGCCACCGCTGCATTGCGGCACTCAGCAGCAAGCACAGGCACACCGATGACGGAAACGGATGTCGGCGCACCAGCAATCCCGTTAGACGCGGGCACGATGTTTTCAGCGGCCAGGATCGCGCCTGGCGTTGCGTCGTCAACGTCAGGAAGGAAGCCGAGAAGTGGAGTCATCAAAAAAGCACCAGAAGTTCACCGTTTGCCCGCAACGCAGTGCGCGGACCAATGCGGCGACCCAAGACATCAGGCGGGATCAGAGAGCCCTCAAAAGAGCCCTCTAGCAAAAATTCATCAAATGCAAACGTGCCGGCTAGTCCTTCGCCAATCACCAATGTGATCGTGCCGGTGCCGTACAGCACGCCATCTTTGTAGGCGGCATAGGTCCAGACATGCACACCATCGGGGCCGGTGAAGCTGAAGCTGGTGTCCTCGTAGACAAACAGGTCGCCCAGCGTCGGCGTGGTGATGACGACGATGCGGAACTCGTTGTTTGCCTCGGCCGGCAGCGACAGGCCGGCATAGATCGGGCTGGCGCCATCTGTGCCGCTGTCGGGCACCTCTGAGCCAAGCACACCCAGCCCGCCCTTACCGTAGTGGTGGCCGGATGGAGTAGGCGTGCCGCCGTATCGAAACGAGGTCATGTCGCGGTGTAAATCTCAGCGCCCAGCGAAGCGCCGTCAACGCTGGCTGCGACAACCAGATAGGTCGTGCCCGGGGTGAATGCCGCGTTGGTGACGGTCAGCACGCCGTCGCCTGCCGTAACTTGGTTGGTTAGCTGCAGCACCGTGGACATGTCCGACAGGCGCAGGAACGTCAGGCGCGGGATCGTGACGCCGGGCAGCAAAGTGCCGCTCCAGTTTTTGAACGGGTTGCTGTCGATGCGGCCCGGCGCTAGGCCCAGGAAGCCAGACAGCGCGAAGTTGTCAAGCGTGATGCCGCCCGACAACTGGGACAGAGCGCCCGTTGACAGGTCGCCCGACAACGTGAAAGCGTCGAGGGTAATGGTGCCAGTTACGCTTGCCCCTGCCACGCCATACAGAACAACGGCAGCATCAGCAATTTGTGTGGTGCCGCCGCTGGCCCACTCGACACCAACCGACGATGACGCCCCCGGCTTGTAGCTGAAGTTGCAATACCAAGTGTCGATGCCAATCAGGCCGGTGGCTATGAATGGCGTCTGCCCACTGAGCGCGGCGATGTCTGATTTTGGTGAAGCGACCAAATAAACAGACACATCATCGGCAGTCGCGGCGATGGTGGTCGTTTTTGGGGTGGACAGGCCGATGGCGCTGCTAGTGCTAAGAGACGAAAGGCGCCCGGAGCCGTTCAACCCATCCGCAACAAACGACACCATCGTGAACGATGTCAGCACGGACACGGAAGCGTTCCCGGCCACCAAGTTCGCGGTGCCAACAGGTGGGTCGTCCAGCTTATACAAGACAGCGGCGCCTGTGGCCCCGACGCCGTAGGTGCCCACCAGCGTTAATGCGGTGCCGTCATAGGTAATCCCAAACCCCGGCGGGACGTTGGCCGACGAACCCTGCTGGAATGCGCAGGCAACAAACAGCGTCCGGTTTGTGCCAGAGCCTACGGTGACACTGATGGTGCGGGTCGTGAAGCTGGTGCTGTAAAACCCGACATAGGAGGCAATGCTGCCTGCTTGGATAGTTGGTTGCGGCACGGGTCAACCCCTAAGAGTGATGCAGCGGAAGTCGATGGACCCCATCGACCCGGTGGTGTTGGCAGCGCCCACCAGCAACAACTGCATCTGCATGGCAGTCTCGGTTGATGCCACAACAAAGGGCAAAGCGTGCCGGAACGTCGCGGTTCTCGTCAGCGCCACATCGCCGCCCACTCCCAGCTTTAACACTTGCGTCATGGCGTGCGCGGATGGTCTGCGCCCATACAGTTGCAGGCTTGACCATTGCCGGCTGTCAAATGCGTTGAAGCGCACCTCCATGATGGTGTCGCAGGACAGCGTTTCGCCTGCTGTGATGGTTCTGCCGGCCAGCGTTCGTGACACGGACACACTGCTGCCCGTCTGCGACTGTGTGGGGGCGATCCGCAGCCATGGTGTCGTGTTGCTGTCGCCGCCGTCTGCGGCCACGATAGACACTGTGCCTGCGATGCCAGCCCCTGACGCGCCAACGGCGTACCCCGTTGGCGCCGATCCAGTGAATGCCCCGGTAACCGCTACCGACCCCGCGTTGACATGGTTGCTGTTCCACTGCGTCGTCGCCGGGTAGAAGTCTGCCGAGTCAGTCACCACAGGGCTGGCGTATCCGTAGGGGGAAAGCAGGCTTGCCAAAGCGGCGCCGCCGTCAATGCCCATCTGCTGCGTGCCTGCGCCGCTCATGTGCAGCGTGTCAATGAACATGCCTGCAATGGGGTTCCCAGAACCGTCCCGCACATTCACGCAATCATCAATCCACACCAGCGCAGAATCGCCAGCGGCCAGCCCTTGCAGGTAGGCGTTGTAGCTGGCTACCCCGATGTTGTAGGACGTATACGGCGCACCGATAGGCGGCAATGCAAAGATGACGATCTTGCCGTTCGGCGCCAAGTAAGTCTTGAGCGCGGCGATCAGGCTGACGTACTGCCCCTGCACAGTTGTTGAAATTGCTGCCGGCCCGACACCGTTTGTCCCAGCCCGCAGCCCGATAAACCCAAGGGGCGGCAAACCGGCCAGGCCAGGCAGTGCGTTCGTGTAAGAGTTGTTGACGCGGGCCAACATTCCGGCCACGGTGTCGCCCGACCTCCCGGCGTTGTGGATGGTTTTCAGCACCCCGCCAGCGGCAGCGTTTTGCCAGTACCACGGGGTGTAGTCGTAGGCTTTGTCGGTCAGCGAGTCGCCCATGAGTGCAGCTATTGCTGGCGGCGGGTCCGAGCCTGCTACGTTTCCCGAAAACGCTGCACTGTCCAGCGCCATCGCCCCGGCAAAGCGCCCGCCAGCAAACCGCCCGGCATTGACCGAAGCGCCAGCGGCGACCCGGTAGGTGACTGACGGCGCGGTTGCCACAGGTCAGGCGTTGCCAGCAGTGGTGACCAGGCTGGACAGCGTGATGTTCTGCCCGGTGGCGATGCTGCCGGTAAAAGTCCACGAACCCGCGCCCAGGTCGGTGCGGAACAGGATCGTGTCGGCACTGGTTGTTAGGTCAACAAACGTGGGCGTGCCGCTCACATGCGAGCCGTTCGACTGCGTGGCTCCGGCTTCGTCCCAGTCGATGGCGCCAGAACTGGTGGTGCCGATGGTCGAACCCAGCGTGACCGTGCCTAGCAGCGTGGTTCCGCCACCGACGGCGGTGACGCCACTCGGGCGCGTGCCGCTGTAAAACTTGAGCTTGGCCGATGCTCCGGCCTGCGTCACCAGTGCGCCGACGATGGCTGTGCGCAGCGCGGTCGAAAAGTTGGTTGCCATGTGTCAGCCCCCCTTGAGGCGAGAAAAAAAGGATCGTTTCGGAGCAGGCGCAGCTTCGACAGGTGCAGCCGGTGTGGTCATTGCTTTGGCCGCGTCAACGCACCCGCCGCACAGCGCGAACAGATCGCCGCCGGCAGTGGGCTGGCCGAAGGTCACGTTGGCGTCGTCCCTGCCGCCGCACTCCCAGCAGGCCGGCGACGGAGCCCAGCCGCGACCGCCATAGGCTTGCGAAACCTCGTCGTCGGTCAGGGTCTTCAGGTCACGGTCACGCGCCAGATCTTGGAACGCATGCACGCGGGCGACATCGACATCCCCCCTAGCATGCGCGAAGCCTGCCCAATAGAGCGCCGTCTGTTCGCGCAGTTCAGAGGTTGGGTTCTGCTTCATGCTGTTGCCACTGCTGTGATGCGCTGCGCGGGGTCAACGCTGATGTTGGTGATCGTGCCGTCCGTCCCGGCCACGGTGATCGCGCTGCTGGTGTAGCTGGCGCTGTAGGTCACGCCGTCAATCGTCCACTGCGTGGCGCGGTTGCTGGCGTCGTAGGTGACGCCAGAGAGCAGGCCAGGGGCAACGAGGTCCGAGACATCGTTTGAGCCATACACCAAAGACCGAACAACCATGTTCTCGGTTGGAATCAACGGCTGTCCGTCGTCATCCATTGGCGAAACGCTGTCGCCGCTCAACTCGTACCGTAGGTCGCCGCTGATTGCAAACAGCATGATTGTTCCGGCGCCGAACGGGCCATAGACCCGCCGCCCGTTGTGGCTTGCGGTGACAACCGTCCCCGCTCCTGGCCCAGTCACTATCTGCAAGCGTGCAACGCTGGTCTTAGCATTGTTCAAGACGATCTGCTGCTGCTCCGTCACCAACAGAGTGACAGACAGCCCGCTGGCTAGACTCGAAAGGTTCGCCATGATTACTCCGTTACGGTGGTACGCATGGACAGCGGGCCACCGGAGATTGCGGATTGACGTTCACGCGACGACAGCCGGCCAAGTGCGTCTTGGTAGAGCGTGGTGAACTTGCTCAGCTTCGCGTCGTCTTCAAGGTAGATGCCGCCCTGACGACAGGCCCCCCAGAGGTAAACGCTTGGGTAGTTCGTCAGAAGCCAATTGGTGTCGCTGTCTGCTGCAAACGACTCAAAAGCCGCGTAATAGATCAGCGTGTAAGCGTCACCGTTCGTGCCGCCCAGGATGTAGAAAGATTGCCCAATTGCCGTGAACAGCGTTTGCGTCGAATTGGTGTCCACCGCTGCTGCATAGACCTCGGGCGAGACATAGCGGTAGTTTTTGCCGCCCACAGTCAGGCGCCGTGCCTCAAGGTAGCGAGTGGGCTGTGCCAGCGTTTCCCCGGTCAGGGTTCCGCTGGTGTACTGCTCCATCGCCTGACACCGCAGATCGGTGCGGATGTCCACTTCAGCCAGGCGCACAAAGTCGGGCAACTTGGTTGTCAGGTCGTTGCGGTCAAGCCATCCGGCTACCGCCGTCTGCAACTCGGCGTAGGTGCTAATTGCCATTCATCACCACCCAGAAACCGTGCTTGTTGGCTTGGAATTGACGCAGCGACCATCGCTGCATCAGCTTGGGCAACCACCACGAAGGCGGCTGCTGGATCAGGTGGGCATTGCGCCCGTCCGATAGGGTCTTGAC